TTACGCCTTCTTTATATCCTCCATAATTCCACAGTGGGACATATTTGGGACATTATCACCAAAAATGTCGTCTATTTTCCTTGCATGCTCTGTCAAATGATTAGGCGCAAGGTGAGCATACCTACGAACCATTTCTATGGACTCCCATCCGCCCATTTCCTGAAGCACAGATAATGGGACGCCTGACTGGATCAGCCAGCTTGCCCAGGTGTGTCTGAGGTCATGGAAACGGAAATCTTCAATTCCTGCACGACGACAAGCTGATAGCCATGATGTCTTGCTGTCGATGCGCATCTTCCTGACCGCAGGCGTTGATGTTCCATCTGCTCGCTTAGCCGCCTTGGTATGTACAAACACCCATTTGTGATGCTTGCCTATTTGATCACGCAACACTTTACAGGCGGTATCGTTCAGCGCCACACCAATGGCGCGGTTTGATTTGCTCTCTTCTGGATTCACCCAGGCAACTCGTCGCTGCATGTCGATTTGTTGCCATTCCAGATTTATGATGTTCGACTTTCTCAGACCAGTTGCCAGCGCAAACTTGACGACAGATTTCAGTGGTTCGGGGCACTCATCAATAAGGCGTTTTGCTTCCTCCTTTTCCAGCCATCTGACTCGCTTGTTTCTGACCGCTGGTATCTTGATGACAGGCGCTTTTTCCAGCCACTTCCAGTCGCGTTCTGCAGCACGGAGAATGGCCTTTATCATGGCAAGATGCTTTGCCTTTGTCTGAGTTGATACTGGCTTTGGTTCATAAACAGGCGGTTCTTTACCTTTCCTGATGGCGGCCTGAACTTTCTGTTTCCATATTTCTTTCGTCTTTCTGTTATGCATTCTGCTTACAGCAGAGTAAATCTTTGCCTCCGAGATATCTTTAAGCCTTATACCCTCAAAATGTTCAAGCCAGAACTCAATCCGGCTTTTATCTGAATCGAGAGATTTTTTATCAGCTTTTTCCTCAAGCCATCTTAGGCAGGCCTCTTCAAAAGTGACATCAGGTAAATCCCCTAGCTTTTCTACTCGCCAGAGTTCTGCTTTTCGCTTGTCGTGCAACTCCTGAGCTTGCCGCTTGTCCTTTGTGCCAAGAGATTCCTTAATTCGTTTCCCGCCCGGGAGCGAATACGAGGCATACCATATTTCATTTCTGCGGAAGAGTGACATTTTCTTTCCTCTGTTATGCCATCACCCGCGCTCACCTGGACAGTATGCAGCGGAGACTGAAGCGCCGCAATGCAAGCTTGCCGTGTTGTGAGGTAAGGAGATTTTGGCTTGGTTGGATCTTTACGTGTTGCCTGTAGGCGGCCTGTTCGTATCCAGTTGGTGGCGGTTGGTCTGGATATCTTAAGAAACTGACAGGCCTCATCGAGTGTGAGGCTGTATGGCTCCATTATTTCACCTCTTGCTGTGTCATTGTTGAAAAATGGATACCAGCTCGTTGCTGCCAGACGATCCAACCGAGAGTCATATCCCATGCCATGTATTCGTTATCGCCGTTTTTTACTCTCCGACGATCTACTAAGTCACCGAAACGCTTTTCCATGAATAATTCATAGGCTTCGCGTTCATCTGGCTCTACTTCCAGAGATACGAGTGCGATTTCATAAGCACGGCGCTCAATATCGTCTCGAACCTCTAGGCTGCTGATTCGTTCTTTGATTTCTTTAATCAGTTCTTTATTGGTAAATGTGGTCATTATGCTCCAGCCTCCGGTGCTTTTGGCATTACTGCCCAGTGAGTGATATTGACGTTTTCAAGGTCCCCGACCTGAAATGTCCACTGCCATTCTCCGGTTTCTTTTTGTCCCCAGGTGTACCAGAGAGAACGCCAGCCAATCAGCCAGCCTTCTCCATTAGCATCAAATAACAGAACACTTTCATTTGCTGGTGGCAGTTCAGCTGACACTGGTATTATTTTGTTTTCCAGTGCCGCACATTTAGCTTCAAGCGCGTCGAATTTACGTACCAGGTACTCAGCATTTGTTTCGTTCACTTTCAGATCTCGCGGTACACATTTCCCGCGAAGAAACCCTTCCATTTCGAAAACATTCATGCGCATTTGCGTAACTCCGATAAATCGTTAAAACGTTCCATAAACATCCCGTAGGCATGACCCGGTGCCAGTGGAATCACGTTGAACATCTCTGTTGCCGGGATGCCTTCCAGTACAGGCCAGAAAGAGCCATCATCAAGCCCGAGATCGCGGCGTTCGGTTGCCAGCATGATGAGATCGGCATATTTCACGGGTGTACTCATAACTGGGGGTAACCCGTATTTCTCACGGATTACGGCGTCTATTTTTTCTTCCATCCGTTTATAGTCAGGAAGAAGGCGTTTCAGTGGTGCGGGAATGTCCTGGCAATACGCTTCTGTTGCATCATGCATTAACGCTTCAAAAGCAAATTCCTGCGGCACCAGCTGGCTGCAAAGAACCGCATGTTGGGCGACGCTGTAGAAGTGCGAAAGATGACCGGCAAAGCGACAGATATTTGAAAGGGAAACCGCGATATCGTTAATATCGATGTCGTCTTTATTTATCTTGTCATAATAAAAATGCTTCCCGGAAAAAGTTTTAATAAATGACATTTTGTTCTCCACGTATATGCACTGCACCGCGCTGAATTCTGGTAAAAGGAAGCCCTCACCATCCGGTGATTATTGAGTTAATTACGTTTCCATAAATGCCCCCGCAGGGGCATTTGCAGTAATGAAATCAGGCGGTGAAAGTACCAATAAAGGTTTCTACTTTGCTGTCCTTGAATTTCTCAACAAGCAGATCACGAAATTCGTTAGCCATTTCCTCCTGCACTGCTTCCAGCTGAATAATGCGCAGAACCAGTACAGGACGATCGCCAGTGAGAATGCTGAGGCGTAATTTAAACGGACGTTCTTTCAGGCCTTCAAACGGAACGCATTTAAATTCAAATGCCACTGGCATAATGTCTTTGGTTTTCGCTTCGACAGACTCCATCAGGGAGCGTTTGCCGCTGAAGTCATTGTCTTCAAAATCAGCGGTCTGGTTTGCTTCAATCGTGATTTTACGGACTGCCGCAGCTGCTTTTGTTGCCTGAATAGCGTCACCATTAGCATCAAAGCCCACAAGGTAGTCGGCCCAGTCTTCAATCCATTCTGCCAGTGACTTCTGGGAGTTACGCTCGCCATTAACAGACAACAGAGCAGAGAACGGTGCTGTCTTTTTCAGTTTGAGAGTGGCGGTGTTATCTGCGTGACCTGGTTCATCAATAGTACCCAGATTAAGCACACTGACAGCACGCATATTATCAGCATCGATAAAGCAGCGGGTGCCTTCATCTGCAAGATCTTTAGAATAACGGGTAAAGTCATCGATGCTGGCAGTGGAAAGCGCACCACGGAAACGGAAGCGATTTAAATTAAATTTTTCCAGATCATGAATGCGGAAATTTTCAGGTAATGCCACTGCGTCGGCACCAATCTTACTGATAATTTCATTAACACCCTGAGCAGAAATAAGGGCATGGATTTGATTAATTGCGGTTGCGTCTAAGTTCTGAGACATAATAAGTCCTCACTATATAAAGATATTCAGTGATGAGATAAATAATCAGTTAATTAAGAACGATATTAATGACCTGCTGCGCGGAGTTTTCCGTCAGGTTCACCGGCAAGAGTCAGTAATTGTCCCTGGTCTTCCTGCAGAATAGTCAGGCGACCACCGCGATTGACATACATCGGCGTTTCGGTGGTGTCTTCTTCGGAAATTTTCCCGCGGTTAGTTGGGCGAACATATGAGAGTTTGTGTTTGATTTTCACACGGTTCTCATCAAACGGTTCGATTTCCAGATTGAGTGAGACCTTCCCTTTGGTTTTCGTGTTCATCACACCGGAAGCGACTTCACTTAGAACTGCGCCGATTTTTGTTTCAAATACGCCGCCGTCCAGCTCCCCGATAAATGCCTGCACATCAGTACTGCGTTCACTAGCCATTTTGCTGCTCCTCATCATATCGACCCTGCAATGTCGGTTAGTTTCTCCACAAAACAGAGAAGAACACCTGCGGTGGTAGCCGCCCGGATGGATTGGGTTATGAGCCCGTCGTCCGATGATGTTCTTCTCTGTTTTGTAAAAAGAGCGGTACCAGCCGGAAGCAAGTGTACAAACTGGTACCGCCAAAGCAGTGGCTGTTGTGGTGACCGGTGCTGATCTCCGGCTTGCGGTTATTTCAGACTCTCACGGGCATTTAATTGCCCCGCCGAACAGCTCTTTTCCGCAATAGCTGCAATGTCTTTCGCGCATCAGCCTGCGCATTCACCACAACGCTGAGAGCACTTAGCCAGTTACGGCACCACACTTTGTCGCGGTTCCATAAATGCCCTCATCGTTGCACCCTGGTCTCTTCCCAGGCGTCAAACCGAATCGCCACGCTGGTTAGGCGTCTTATCAGCATCCTCATTGACTTGCACATTCCGGCTATCTGGTTTGTTTGCCCGAGCAAGGAGTGGATTGTCCCCTTTAACGTCCCCAGACCGCTAACGACGCATGTGCCATACGCCGTGTTACAACCAAATTTTGTTAGTACCTTGTTTGTAGGTCTGGAGAGAAAGATAAAATGAAGTTGCGCATTATGCAAGTGTTTTATTGCGAGATAAGCAATTTGGTGGGTAATGAAAAGCCACCTTCTGGTGGCTAATTGATGTTGAGGTAGGGGGTTAATTGTGTCGCTTAAGGGTCTGTGACTGACTGATTAAGACCTTTCCAAAGACCATAAACCGGTGTTCGTTTTCGCTGGTAATTCCCCATTCGCGGTAAATCTGATTATCAGAAATTACCAGCAGTTTATCAGGTATCATTTGCAGTCGTTTGACGTAAATTTTATCATCAAAACCAAATACATATATACCATCCCCATCAAACTGATTGATACTGATATCAACGAAGATGAGATCTCCTGGCTCAATGGTTGGACACATACTGTCCCCACGAACGTTGATAACTTTAATGTGATTTGCTGGTCGTCCACCAAACATCGATACAGCATTATCAGTTCTGTATTCAATGGCATGAATCACATCAATGACATCACCGCCCTGGATAAGGCCATTTCCCGCACTGGCACTGACATCCAGCATTTCAATACGGAATACATCCTTCACCTGCGTAACATCCTCACTAATACTGTTTTTACATACAGTATTACTTTTGAGGTCTGAGGTAAAGAGATCAGCAATATCAACACCTAAGCTCCTGGCAATATTACTCAGGGCTTGTTCAGTGAATTGTTTCTGCTTACCTGTTTCGAGGCGCGAGATATTCGCCGCATCCACTCCTATTGCTTCAGCGAGATCGGCGATTTTCATGTTCTTCGCCTGGCGAAGTTGTCTGACTCGATTTCCTATGTTCATGCGTTTATTACATTTCTTTATTGCGCGTTAAGCAAATCAACTTGCGCAAAATATTTGCGTGAAATAATATGCTCATCACGCAATATGTGGAGGTTATATGCAATCACCATTACGGAATGTGCGTAAGGCGCACGGATTTACTTTGCAGCATGTTGCTGCGGGCGTTCAGGTCAATCCAGCGACGCTGAGTCGTATTGAAAGACTGGAACAAATTCCATCTATCGATCTTGCAGAACGTCTGGCCAATTTTTTTAAGGGTGAAATCAGCGAAATGCAGATTCTTTATCCGGCACGTTTTCAATCTAGCCAAAACCAGAATGGGTTTAAACCACAGGAACAGGAGGTAAGCCGTGGGTAAGCATCATTGGAAAGTGGAAAAACAACCTGAGTGGTACGTGAAAGCTGTCAGAAAAACTATCGCGGCATTGCCTGGGGGTTACGCTGAAGCTGCTGACTGGCTGGATGTAACAGAGAACGCTTTATTCAACCGCCTTCGTGCAGATGGCGATCAGATTTTCCCGCTGGGATGGGCAATGGTTTTACAGCGCGCGGCTGGCACTCACTACATTGCGGATGCTGTCGCACAATCTGCTGGTGGGGTGTTCGTATCGCTTCCTGAAATTGAGGAAGTAGAGAACGCCGATATAAACCAGCGCCTGCTGGAAGTCATCGAACAGATCGGGAATTACTCAAGGCAGATTCGTTCGGCAATCGAAGATGGGGTCGTGGAGCCACACGAGCAGACAGCAATTAATGATGAGTTGTATCTGTCAATTTCGAAGCTCCAGGAGCATGCAGCACTGGTCTACAAAATCTTTTGCGCTCCAGAAAAGAGTGACGCCCGCGAGTGTGCAGCTCCGGGCGTCGTGGCGTCGATTGCTTCTGGTTGTGGAGAAACTAACGCATGAACAGTTTAACGGCAAATAACCGTTTGTCGCAACAGCTGGTGGTCAGCGTCGCTGAACACCTGTTGTTACGGCATGAATGCAGATTACCAAATCACCTGGCTGTAAGTAACCACAGAGAACTTTACCTGACTGTGGGGGGCGAGTTGTGCAGGAACTTAACCGCTGGTTTCGTGACGGAAGAGGACTTTATGTTCATGTTATTCGTTGGGAGCCAGAAACACAGCGCGTTATCTATCTTCGCAAAGACTACCAGCATGAGTGCTTTAGTCCTTTGTGGAAATTCAGGCGTGATTTTGTTGAGTGTGAAGGACCACCAGCACATTGATTCTGCCATTCCGGGACGTTACACTGTTCAGGCACCTTATAAAGCGGGTGTCGGGATTGGCGTCCTGGAATTGCATACGGCGACAATTGGCGCGTTAGCGTCTTTTTTGTTGCTACAACTCAGCTATACCCAAATTATGGTGGGCTGGGTGGGGGCACCGAAAGGTGCGCCGGTTTCCGTATGCGCCGGTTACGCCAACCCTGCTCAGTTCACCACCAGCGAAATTGGCGTTTCCGGTGGTGGAAGTTATCCATTGCATACGGAGGCTGCCATCATGGCTACGATCCCAACCCTCACTCAACCTGAAATTGCCATCGTTGATGGTCAGGCTGTTACTTCATCCCTGGCTGTTGCCAACTTCTTCTCCAAACGTCATGACGATGTACTGAAAAAGATCCGCACGCTTGAATGTTCCGCATCATTCACTGCCCGCAATTTTTCGGTGAGTGATTACACCGATTGCACAGGCCGCAAACTACCTTGCTATCAAATAACCCGCGACGGCTTTGCGTTTCTTGCTATGGGTTTCACGGGTAAACGTGCTGCCCAGTTCAAAGAGGCATACATCAATGCCTTTAACCAGATGGAGAAACAGCTTTCAAATCCCTCTGTACTGAGCGACGTTGCACATAACGCCAGCGTT